CTATAATTAGTTATTGAAGATTGCATTAAATTGTATTCCGAGTTTTCAAAAGCGTAAGTATCATTTGACGCTGCATAAAACCACGTTCTTTGCCACGCTCCATACTTATTTACAAAGTCACATAAAACAGCATCGTATTTACAATTCTGTTTAGGAACAAGATATGCCGTCCATATTGTAATGTTTGAATCGTCTAATATTTCTAATTTGTTGCCATCAGCGTAATAATTTGCGTAAACTCTTGGAACGTTTGTAAATCTATTGTTTGTTAGGTTTTGAGTAAACGTTGCTCCCGTGTTTAAATTAGTGTATTTAGCTTTATATCCAGTTGTTGCGTAAACGGTAACATATCCTGCTCTTCTGCTTAATGTTGTACTCGGGTTTTCTCCGTCGTAATAATAATTGAACGTTCCTTGTTCGTGTAAAATATCATAAAATAAATTAGGGTTAGTTCCCTCTTCATAATATCCAAAACCATCGTATGCTTTTACAGTTGTTGTATTTAGCAAAGTATAAACACCTCCGTCTAATTTGTATCTTTTATAAATTACATTGCACCATTGCTCGTTTGTAGCTGCAGGATAAGTATTGTATATTTCAAATCTTGTATCAAATGATATGAATTCACGGATGTAAGGGCTAATATTATAATACGTGTTTACGTTGTTTGCAGCAGGTATTAATTTAGACAAAGTATATGACGGGTTTGCAGGTGCTGCTCCCGTGCCATTCCATAAAAACAATTCTACTTTAGAACCCTCTTGTCCTGTTTCTGAAATTTCTACTATAAAGGGTGAACGTGCGAAAATACTCATTTCTTAAATGTTTGATTCATAATGTCATTAAATAAAGTCTCTACGTCTAATCCGTAGCTTTCAATCATTTCATCAGGCAAGTTTTTAAATGCTGCTTCAAATGGTTTTGTAAAAAATAAACTCGGTTTTATTCCCTTCTCAAATATAGAACGAGCAATAGCGAAGTTTAATCCTTTTCGTGTTTGAAATTGACCGCCTGATTTTCTTGGTGCAATACCTTTACGAATAGTCCATTTATCAAAAGCACTCGGTGGTGGCATCTTATTCGTGTATTTAAATGGCGTATCATATTTCTTTTTAGTTCCTGAAACACCTTTATCTTGATAAAATCCGTACTCCTCCATATCAAAGTAAATACCTATTGAATTTGGAAAAGCCTTTGATTCACCTTTAATTGAATTGTAAAGTTTCTTAGATACGTTTTTACCGTAGGTTGTTAAGTTTCTTTTGGCTTGACTAACTACGTGCTGAATAAATCGTTTTAATGTTTCTTCTCGATTATTCATTACATATCGTCATTTCGTTGCCTATCAAATAATCAAACGTCATTGTCCAACCTGCTAAATTATTTTCGAACCGTTCTATAAAAGGCTCACAAGTTGGGTTACCATCTATAATTCCTAAGTTTAAAAAGTAATCGCCACGAATCAATTTGTCGTAAACACGGTTTAACATTGTTATCTGAGTATTCAATACATCTTGTTCATTGTCGTTGCCTATAAATATATCCGTTGTTTCGTCTTTTGATATATCCACAACGTCCATAGCAATTATAGAAATATTATAACGAATAACATTATTTTCAAACGTTGCATTGTTTACCATAATATGAGCCAAAGGAAACAAAGTCTGTTTAGATAAATCAACTTGAAAAATATCACCTTCCGTAACCGTTGTAACTAAATCAGTTGCTTCTAATTCAGATTTTAAAATGTTTAATATTCCGTAATAACTCATATCTATTTTTTTATTTGTCTATTTAATTCACGTTGCTCAATTTCTGTTTTTTGCTTTTCGAAAGTAAGGTAGGTAAGTGCTGTTGTAAGTGGAAGTCTGGTAACTTCATTAAACTTTGTGATGTCTCCCTTAGCTGCTGCATATATGCTTTGATACCAACCCCATTGCTTTGTAAATTGAGTTCTTTCGCTAAAGTCTGAGACATTTCCTTGCTCTTCATTATCTCCGTCTCCAAATAATGTATCGTAGCCTTTAATAACTCGTTCTCTAAATTGTAAAAAAAAACCTTTGCAGAAAGTGCTATATCTAAAGGAGCGTATTCCATAATTTCGGAATAGTTTATAGTAGAAACATAAGGCTCTATTTTATACTTGTCTCCGTGTTTTTCTACTATTGGACGGTACATTACCGCCATTGCTTTATGAAACGTGCTTAAATCGCTTATATTCGCCTCAAGGTCTATGTATTCACCCCAAGTCATATTCTCTAAGTTAGGAATAAAACCAAATTCAGTTCCTGCAATAGTAAATCTGTTTTTAAATTCCGTCTTTTGCTGAAACATTGTAGCAAAATGTACGCTTAACGCTTCAACTTCTTTAAATGGAATCTTAACTACGTCTTTTAATTCAATACCACAAAAACATTGAATCATTTTTTCAGCTAAAAACACCTCATCATTCGTCTTTTGGGCTACTGCTAAAAACTTTTGATAGTGCGTTAAAGGTATCTCACTTAACTTTGTTGGAATTACTAATTCTAACTTCATATTATTTAAACGTTTTATTGTGTTTCTTGTAGTACACGGCTACGGCATACGCCTCACCAAGTAACATTAAATGTTTTCTTATACTTTGGGCGTCGTTAAAAACTATCTTCACACGTTTACCCGTCCGAATATACACGTAATGCTCAACTTCTCGGGTCATTATCGGTGTGTCGTCTGTCATTAACGTAAATTATATGTGCCGTAATTTTTCTTTAAACCTAATGTTTCCATTTCGTGGTAACGTAAAGCATCAATAGCGTGGTTATTCGTGTCAATAGGTTTGTTTAATCGTGTTCCTGCTTTATCTACACCCCAACAGTACGCTCTAAGTTCTTTGATTAAATTAACGCTATTAGACGTCACTAAATATTCTTGTTGTTGCATAACATCAATTCCATAGTTTATTGAGTCCTTGCCTTTTGTAACGCCTTTAATTGTTATTCCGTAGCGTCTTATTTCGTCTATTGATTTAGGTTCTGAACTATCAGCGTACACTACAACGTTTTTTGGAAGTCTTTTAGCTATATCGCTATTTAACATTCCTGTTTGATAAACCAATTCGTTGAGTATTCGTGTTCCGTTATAGTTGTAAACCTCAATTGCTGAAGTAGGGTCGTTCGTATATCCAAAGTCTAAACCAATACCCACTAAACGAGCATCACTCGGTAACTGGTCTATTTGTTTCCAGTTGCTAAATATAACGCCCTCTAACATTCCTATTTCACCTAATCCATAAACACGCCACCAATTAGCCCAATAACTACTTGTAGCTGATTTCTCGCGGTTTTTTTCTATTTGTTCGACTATGGAGTTATCTAAGGCTTCGTTGTCTTTGTAAGTAAGAATTATAAAGTCTGCATCGGGTTCGTCTTTTAGTTCGGTGTGGACCCAAAATTCATTCGCTGGGTTAAAGTCTAAAAATACTTCTTTTTTAGTCCGTATAGCAAGTTCATTATAAGACTCAAAGGTAACATTATTGCATTCGTTAATATAAAGAATGTCACGCCGAGCACCACGTAGCTTAGAGCTATCATCCGCACTAAAAAATTCAAAAACACTCCCATTTTTAAAATTGTAGGTTAATAAAGATTTGTTAAACTGTTCATCGTTATATCTATTAGTCCATTTAAGTATTTTAAGAAAGTCTTTTAATGCTCCTCTTCTAAGATGAGGTATTGATTCAGCAACTACGCTTATTTCAAGTCCTGGCGTTCTTATTGCTTTGTTTATTAAGACTGCTAAAATGGAATACGTTTTCGAAGCTGCCGTGCCTCCTTGTATTATTTTAGTTCGTCTTTTTAAAGCAAGAACCTTGTTGGTTGCGCTTGTTCTTTTAAACATAACTCCATTTAAAACCATACATCGTTGGCTTTTTACCTGCACAACATTTTTGAATATTTGCTTTATTTAAACCTAATTCTTCTTGAATATGTCCAAACCCATCCCAAATTTTAATTACATTTCCATTTAATGTTTTTTGATAAACTTTTTTAGATTGAGATTTTCTTGTATTTTCTTTAGCCGTTATCCATTGAAGATTCATTATATTATTATTTTTTTTATTACCATCGATATGGTCAACTTGTAATAAATTTAAATCGTTATCTATAAAATGTTCAGCAACCAATCTATGAATAAATATATTCTTTTGTTTATTATTAATACTTAATCTAACAAAAAAATAACCATCCCTATGGTTTAATTTACTTAATTGTTTTTCTTTACCTATATGACTAATTACATTTCCATAATTAGAAATAGAATATCGGTTATAATAACCTTTAATTTTAACGTATTGTTCCATAGAACAAATATACAAAAAATTATTTACTTGCTGTCGTCCTCTTGAACATCAGGAAATAATGGTTGTTCTATTATTGTTTGTTCTACTTGTTGTAATGGTGCACCATAACCGCTATCCATTAATGCTTTGTAAGCTGCTACATCTCCTTCACGGGCTTTTTTAATTAGTGCCAAAGTCATTAAATCTTCTTGGCTCATTGTTTCTTCAGCACCTGTCAAAGGGTTCTTTAGCTTTTGATTTACCTCCAGCCAGTACTTTGCAATTGTGCTTCTATTCTTTGCTCCTTTAGGTCTTCCGTTAGGGTTTCCGCTTTCGCCTTTTTCCCAAGCTGGTTTTAAATTATCTTCTTTTGCCATTTCGGTGTTTTTTCGGTGTTATTTAATTTCAACTCCGTTCTTCTTAATAACTAAACTCGGGTCAAGTTTTTTCATTCGGTCTATTATTACTTGGCAATATTTTGGGTCTAATTCCATTCCGTAGCATTTGCGTTTAAGTTGGTGACTTGCTACCATTGTACTTCCGCTTCCTAAAAATCCGTCAAAACAGGTTTTTGTGTAGGATGAACCCTTGTTTTACCTTCAATACTTTTATCTCCTTTTCTAATCATTCCATTCCATTGCCACTTATAAAGTTTCGCCGCTTTATCAAATGATGTCCAAGCTAATTCCACGTCTGCAAAATTGCCGCTGTTTTCTTTATCCCAAACTATCCAACACATCGAAGGGTCTAAAAAGTCAGTAAAATAATTTCCACCCCAAATAATAAAATTTACCATACCTAAACTAATACAAGAATGATAAAATTCTTTTGCAGTTTCCGTTGTGTCGTCTCCTATTATTTCCGAATAATCTTTTGCTTTTACTATTTTACTTCCTCCAACACTTCCAAATCCTTTACTACCTCCAACTTTACTGCCTTGAACAACATTAATTCCATACGGAGGGTCTGTAAAAACTAAATCTACTTTGTCACCGTTTAACAATTTTTCTATTAAATTAGTATTCGTACTATCTCCACAAAATAAACGGTGTTCGCCTATCTCAAATAAGTCTCCTATTACTATGTCCGTCTTTATCTCGTTAGGTATTTCGTAGTCATCTTCTTCGGCTTCAAGTTCTTCTTGAACGCTTAAATCAACAGGCAAATCTAATCCCCAATCGTCTAACTTTTCAACGTCCCATTCATTTGCTAAACTATCCCAGTCCCATTCTCCAAAACCTACGTTATCTTTTATTAAGAATTCGTTTTTTTGTTCCTCCGTCCATTCGTCTGCTACTATAATCGGTATTTCTTTCAATCCTATCTCTTTACAGGCTTTTAAACGCATATTACCACCTAAGACAACGTATTTATTATCTACGTCAGTAAAAACGATTAAAGGGCGTTTATTTAGCATATCAGGAAATTCTTGAATAGACTTAACTAACTTTTGGAATTTTCCGTCTTTTATTATTCTTGGATTCTTTGGGTTCGGCTTTACGTCCGATATTTTAACTAATTTCATTTTAATTTGGGTTATAATAATATTCTTTAAATTCTTGTTTTGTTACGGGGTGAAATTCTAAATATTCAGATTCATAATCAATAAATATACAATAGTTTATTTCACTTACTGTCATAATTAACTTAATAGCGTTCCATTCCTTTTTATGTTTGTTTGGATTCATAAAAACTATATAGTAATCGCTTGTTAAAAAGACACTATTCGCCACGTATTTCTTTAAGTTTATTTTGAGCCCATTCAATACCTGCTTGACCTCCCCAAGCATCAACCATTAAACCACCACAACCTTCGCTATAAGGAACGTCTTTATTTTGTAAGTGCCTTGCAAAACTTGCCATTCTTGATATTGTTTCTTCGCTTATTGGTTCGCCTTTTGCTAATTGATTTGCTCTTGCTTTTCCTACAGGTGTTCCGCAATCTCCCCAACCATTCTTATCAGCCCAATCTAATGCTCTTTGTGCTGCGTTCTTTGCTGATTCAGGATAGTCCGTGTAACTTTCTAAATTAACTTTACTTAGGTTTTCTTCATAGCTTGTTGAACATACGGCTAATCTTTGGTCGGTGTTTTCATACTCAGAAGCCATTTTACTATCCGACATACATCTTTGAATGAAGTCTTTTTTTTCTTCGTTTGAACGTGGTTTAGGAATTGGCATTTTCTTCTTTGTATTGGTTATAAACTATTCTTAAATCTGCTATTCTTTCAGCAACGCAAGTTGGGCAGCTTGTTAGTTCGTTTCTTACTTGAAATACTCTTGAATGAATTTTAAATAATTCTATTTGTTCAATCGGTCTTACTATATCCGTGTTTTTGCTAAACCACTCATCTAAGTAAGTAAATTCGTTTTCTTCTAAACACAACATTTTCCGATATGGAAATAGTTCATTTAACTTTGCCTTTCGTTCATCACATCCGCAGTCTTCTCCTAATAACCATTTAGCTACCTTAGTAACTCCAGTTGCTTCTAAAACCTTTTCTACTGTATCGCCTAATCCTTTGCTTTCAGCTGCTAATATTTCAGCTTTCGTTCGTCTTTTTCGTGCCATTTTATTTTATATTAATTCGTAATCACTATTCACGTAATCTTGGAAATCTTCTCCTACGTTTTCTTTTAAACGTTCTTTGCAATGTTTTAATGTGCAAAATATACTTCTTAAACTTATGTTAGTGCCTTGTGCTATTTCTCGCATAGACATATTTGAGTCTTTATACAATTGGAATAATAACCTATCGTAATGGTGCCAGTTATTCATTTCTTCACTTACTTTATTTATTAAACTTCCAAATGCTTCGTGTTGTTCTATCTCGTCTATTTGTTCTAAGTTAAGTATTTCATTAACATTGATTTTAATTATCTTACTTTTTTGACGGTAAAAATCTACAAATAAAGAACGCAAAGTTAAATAAACATAGTATCTATTAACTTCGCCTTTATTCATTACCTGTTGCTCTTTGTTTTTAGTTATGAATCTAACATACATTTCTTGAACTAAATCTTCTGCGTAGAAATCTTCACCGAATCCTTTAATCGTGTTTACGTATTCTTTGTGGTGTTTAGCTACCTTATTTATCCAACTCATAAATAAATTTCTAAAACCCACCTTAAAAAGAAAATGCCAATGACACCACTTTTTTTATAAGCAATGCCAATGGCAAATTCATTCGTCTTTTTTAGTTTCACCCGACTAAGTTATCTAATTTTTTCTTATAATTAATTAAACGTCCTAACGCCCGTGAGCAAGTGTCTAATCTATCCACGTATTTATCAGCTAATTCGTGCAATAATCCTTTCTTTAACTGCATAATAAATCGTGAGTGACCATTCATTCGAATATGCATACCTTCAATCATATCTGTAATTTCTTCTATACGTTCCTTTACTTGGTCTTTATCTAATTCTTCTCCCGTTCCCGTGCAACTCATACACTCATAGTCTACTATATCCTGTAAATAAGGAATTTCAGTTCCGTTGTGTTCTATCGTGATAGTTCCCCATCCGTTACATTCTTGGCAATCTCTTGATAAATCTTTCATAATTCGTGTTTTTAATTGTTTAACGTCTACAAATATATTAATTAATATAATACAACAAACAAAAAAGCGGAATTTTTTACGTTCCGCCTTAAATTATTTACTAAAGAACTCGCCTAACCTTTCTATTGACTTACTCGAAAGCGTTTTACCGCTCATCAATTTATGTAAGTTAGGTTGTCTTATTCCCGAAAGTTTTGAGAAAGCGTTTAAACTTAATTCGTGTTTTTGTATGTAATGACGAATCATTAATCTCGTCAACTCGTTTGCTTCGCTTAATACTTTTGCTTGTTCTTTCATAGACTACCTAAAAAATCGTCAAAATCTTTGTTCCCGTAGCTTGGTTTTCCACCTTGCGTTGGTTGTTCTTGCACTGGTTTAAAACTTAAACTTAAAAACTTACCCGTTTTACCTTCTTTAACCCAACTTGAAACATAATA